AATTTACTACAAATCTCCGCTGCTATTTTTCGCGCTTCCGTTTGTTTTGCCATTTGTTTCTTTCTTCGTAAACTTTTCAATTACCGTTCCGCTAAACAAACCGCCACTTAATAAAGCGAGTGTATCAAACATCGCAATCGGACAATCGTAAGAGCTGAAAACGGCAATGTAACTGATTACAATTAAATTGATTGAAACAAATATAGCAATAACTCGCTTACTTGAAACTTTTGTACTCGATGTGAGCAAAGAATTTAACCACTCTTTCATATCATTTTTAGAATTAGTTGAACAATTAAACCGCCAACTACACCCGCAGCGGTTGCAATACCACCCAAACGCGCAACCTGTAAACGTTGGTTTTGAATGTATTTGTCATGCTTTTGAACTTTACTAACGAGACCTTCAATTTTCATTTCGTCGTCGCCTATTAAGACATGATAGATACGGTCTATCTTCTTATTCATTTCTTGAAGCTCTTCGTGTATCAAAACAATCTCGTTTTCGGTGTTCATATCATTTGAAATATAATGCAATTTCAGCCTCACGACGACGAACCAAACCCTTTAACACTTTACCACCGCCCTTGTTCCACAGACGAAAAGAGTCGGCAATGGTTGCGTCGTTAGGATTAACGTTTAGTTTTCTAAATACTGAAGAACGTTTGAAGCCACCCGTTCCGATGTTGTACGCAAGTGAAACACACGCACTAAATTGGTTGTCGTTGAGCGGTTGTAAAATAAACGGCGCAATTGTTACGGCGAATTGGTCAATGATAAATTTAGCCAGTTCTTCGGCGCGTGATTGCGTTATTACGTCGCCTTCTTTAACCTTCATTCCATCTTCGTAGAAAGTGTTTCCGTAACCGATAGTCCAAATACCCGCAGGACATTTATAAGCCTTTAAAACACAACCTTCGAACTTTTTGATTAGTGCGTAACCTTCGCTGTTAACTTTCATTTTGGAGTTTCTTTATTTGTTTTTCTTTCTTTGCTAAATACTTACGAAATTTTTCTTCGTAGATTTTGTGCATCGTTAAATTTTTCTTGCGTCCCCTTGTTGCCATTCAGTTTTTGTTTTAGTTATCTCAACCAACCTAAACCACGTCTTCTATATTCGTATGGTAATCTGTCGCGTCCGTCACTAATCTCAAAAGCGTTCGACGGATAAACATTTGTCTGCGACCAAATTTGTTGCGTTACGTTCGTAGTGTACTCTGGAAAATCCGACTGATTGAAGCACAAATAATCGACCATGCGTTGCGTGTAAAACATCGCCTGAGAACGCGCTTGATCGCGGTAGTTTTGTAAGTCGGTTTGACTTATCGGAGTTGTATCTTCGCTTGTGCGAATTACCAAACTTCCGTTATCGGTTTTAACGTACAAATGAGGCAATACTTCGTACATAGTCCACCACATAACCATTCGACGCAAATAATCGTCAAGAAGAGTCTCGTATGCGCCCGTGATGTCGTCGTTTACAACGTCTTCTTTTATCTTGTTGTACAAATCAGTTCCTAAATACAACTGCGCGTACTTGTCTTGAGACAAATAGATTGCAGGGTACATCAAAAGCGGGTCAACGCTTCCGTTAATCCATGTATATTTTTTGATATAGTTTTCGTCTATTAAAAGAACTTCGGGTTGTAGTGCCATTGTGTGTTTTTATTTATATTTTAATGATGCTCTATTCGGCATATCGTTAGGACGTACCGCTTCTTCGCCTTTTGGGAATAGTTCGTTTGCTACTTTTCCTGTTACAACAGTATCGTTTTTCAATCCGTCGTTAGGTAAGAATTTACCGTCTTTTCTTTTGCGGAAAAATACCTTTCTAAACCACGCGTGACGGCAATATACACCGCCTTTATACGTCCATATTGAATAAGTCGAAGAACCACTTGGAGCAAATTGTCCATTCACTCCGTCGCTTCCCATTTCAATAATGTCTTCGTACTTAAACAACGCTCCGAGTTTAGAAAGTGCTACCATTTCTTGACAAAAATCGCGTGTTACCATTTCGCCTTCCTTCCAAGTGTAGTTCTTTGAATAGTAGTAACGAACTTTATAAAGTCCCGTGTCCTTTTCTTCGCTCTTTTCGTTAGGTTTTGCGTAACCACGAACACTCATAAATTCAGTACGAAACTTTTCTTCGCCTTCGGGGTTAGTTACTTCTTCGTCAGAAATCAATTCCCATTCTTGTTCGTCGATATATTCAGCCTTTTCGCGTAAGTGTTGAAGCCATGCTTCACCTTCCTCTTTGCTTATCTTAACACCCGCATCCTTCGCCTTCTTCGCTACAACTTTTTTTTTTTGAGCGGACAATTTAGCCACCGCATCACCTCCTGTTTGAAACATCGACTTCGCAACGTCTACGTCAAGACCTAAGAACTGAACTAAAAATACAATCGCTTGTTCTTGCGTCAATGTTCCAGTACCAACCGCTGCGACAATCTCCAAAGCGGACGCGATTTGCGCTCCGTTATAAGTTACGTCGCTCACCTTTTCGCCTGTTGCTGTTGGTGTTTCTGTTACGTCGGTTGAAGGTATGTCTATTACTTCGGTAGGCGCGTTAGAATCGACTGTAACACCGTCTTCAAATACTGAGTTCATTTCAATATTTACGTCGCCTAAAATCGGTGTGAAGACTTCTTCGATAATTCTTTGGTATGGACGTATTACTTGCGTGTTGAATATCTCTAAACCAACAACCATTTCGTCTTTGTTACTTCCGAATCCTGTTGTGTCGCGTATGCCGTGAATCAATGGAGAAACAACGCGGTGTCCTACCATGATTTGCTTCGCTGTTTCTTCGCTTAAAAACTGATATTGTTTGTCAGCATCCGACAAAGGGAAGTCTTGAATCTGTGGAGCGCGTGTTGGGTCTTCATTAAAGGTCATTAAGAACTTCCCCGCGTTAGCAGCACCGCTCAATCTTGTTTCCCATTCACGACGAATAGCTTCGCGTTCTTCTTTCTGCGGTATGCCGTTTAAGAAGTTTATAATGAATGAAGGGAACAATCCGTTTAAGATATTATTGACGTGGTACATTCCCATTTGATAAGACAATTCAACGTAATTCAACGCTCCGAAGTAGTCGGGTTTTGGATAGTACGAAGAACCTGCCATCATACCGTGTGCGTAAATCACTTGGCGCGGTTGTTCTTGCGCCTGCGAAGGATTGAACGCGGGTATAAATTCGGGTTTACCTTTTTTGCTTCGTGAATTAGCCCAATCTTTTGAGTACCAAATGCCAGTTATTTCGTCTTCGTCTTTGTCATAAGCAAGGCGACAGTTCTCAAAAGGCAAATGGTTAATTTTTACAACGCGTGTAAAGTCCATTGACCAAATAACCTCAGCAACAAACGCACCTTGTAGCTTTAAATCAAACGCGATACCTTGCAACGCGTTGTCAAGAATCGTTCCCGTACCTTGTCCTTCTATCATGTAAGCGATTGAGTTCGTCAACGCGTTATGAATAGGTGAATTGTAGTAAAGGTTTATTAAGTGTTGAGGGAATAAGTTGTTATTTCCGTAGTCAATCCAACCGCTGCGATTCTCTTTCTCAATTGCTTCAACGGGTTGATAAGCCGAAAGGTTTATTGCTTGTATGTTGCTCATTATGCGCCTGTATATATTACATCGACAGGAATTGTCGGTGTTGAAACGTCAAAGTAAATTGTCCCGTCTTGAAGAATCATTGAACCACGTTCAACAAGTCCAACAACGGACTCATCTAATGGGTCTAAATTGCTGTTGCTGTTTTGTCCGTACACGTCGTACTTGTATTTGCCAGCGTCGACAAGACCAACTGTTGTTAAACGTATTTTAGTAACACGTTCGTTTTCGTTTATTACGGTTACGACTTGTGCGAGTTGTTCGCCTGTCATTTCGTAGGTTAAAATAAGAAGGTAGTTTGTAAACGCAACGTTGAAGTATTGGCGACCTTCATCGAGTGAAAGCCACGCGTCTTGATTCGCTGTGTTTGTATTCAAATAAACCATTCTATCCTTTTATTTGTGTTATGAAATTACAGCACAGAGGGACGCGTTGCCCCTCTATGTGTAAAAGTTTTTTGTTTAGTCAAGGATTGACAAAGGAGTACCGCTCAATTTGTACGCTCTCTTTGGAGTTTCGTGTACAAATGCAAGTGTGTAACCATTCATGTCTCCAAGTGCTGTTCCTGTCGCTGCTGTTCCTGTTGAAAGGTCAGCACCGAACTCATAACCAATAGCCCACCAGTTGTCGTTTGAATCGTTAACGAAAACCATTGGACGACCTTGCGCAACTGTTTGCAATTCAAGACGCTTAGGAGCGCTCAATTTGTTTAACATTACGTTAACCGTCTGCGTGTAGAAAATAGTTCCTGCATCACGGTTGAAGTTAATTGTTTCTTCGAAAGAACCCGTTTGCGTTGGCAATTCGTATGTATACAAATCACCTGCAACTGGACCGACGATAGCAGTAACAATTTCGTTTGCGTCAAAAGTTAACGAAGTAACCGTGTCGCAAAGAATGATTTTCTTAATACCACCGATGCCGTCTTTGCAATCGAGAGTAAATCCTGTACTTAATTCACAAGCCATATTTGTATGTTTTTATTAGCACAAAAGAGGGGTGGATTTTACGCCACCACCTCTATCGTGCAAGGGTTAGAATGGTTGAGATTATGCAGTGTATTGGTAGAACGCGATTTCGTTTCCGAATCCGTACTGAACACCTGCGAAGAAAGAAGCTGCGAAACGTACGTTGTCAGAAAGGTCGTATTGGTACATATCCAAAACAGCAACGTTGTTCCATTGGTCAAGAAGGTTTGTTCCGAACCACAAGTTCGACTTCTGATACATAGCCATTGTATCGTCAGACATACCAGGACATTCAACGATGTCGTATTGTCCCTGCCAAGTCATCTTCACTGTTTCACCTTGGTACAAGTAGCTTCCACCGCCAAGACCTAAGATAGCAGTTCTAAACGCTTCAGCAACGTTTGAACTAACCGCGATAACAGGCTTCTCAGTTGCACGACGAACGCGTGTTGGAAGTGTTAAAACCAAACGGTTCATTTCTTCAATTACGTTCGCAGAAGTGATAGCCTCAGGAGTAGCAACGTCAAGAACCGCAGCGTCAGCCAAAAACAATGTCTCGAAACCTGCGTACTCACCCGCTGTTGCGTTAACACCTTGCCACATTACGCGCTCGTTGTTAGCTCCAACACCTGCCATTACGTTAGCAATTAAAGCGTCGGTTAATGAAGCGTGAAGGAAACCGTCTTGCTCAGATTTAGCTTCCCAGTCAGCCAAGAAATCTTTTTTGCAAAGTTGACGATGAACTTGGAATTTTTCCAAAGTCAAGATACGCTCTGTTAAAGTAACTGTTCCAGTTGGAGTAAAGTCACAAGTCGCGTTAGCGAAAGTGATGTCGTCAACTAATTTGCGAACAACTTGTTTGTACTCGATGTTCTCTTTGAATGTAACCGCAGCCAAAGACTCGTTACTTAAAAATGCAGCGCGGATATATCCTGCCGCTTCACGACCAGCAAATGTTGTGGTCAAACTTGTTGTAGTAGCCATTTTTTATTGTTTGTTTTTTTATTATTTTTTAAGATGAAATAAGAAGCGTTCCTCTGCGCTCATCTTGTTGTAAGATTTAGCAGGCGCTTGCTTTGTTTGTTTAACCTCTTTGATAGATTGAACCGCAGGTTGTGCGCTCAACTTCTCAACGTTTGAAGAAAGTTCTGCGTTTGCCTTTTTCATTTCAGCAAGTTCGCTTTCTAACTTTGCAACCAAAGACAAAAGACCTTCAACCTCTGCGTTGAAAGAATCTTTAACTACTTCCGTAGCTTGTTCTTCTTCAATTACAACTTCAACCTCTGGAGCTTCTTCTTCTTCCATTGGTCTTAATTCGGCAACAACACCGTCAGCAACAACAACCGTTACCATTTCAGCGGTCTTGTATTCTCCGTCCGCAACAACAACCTCGTTGCCTTCTGCGTCTTTAGTGAATACACGAACACCAACAGCCCACGCGTCGCTATCTGAGTAGATGCTTGTACCGTCCTCAAGTATCGCTTCAACCATTTGTTTCACCTCAACAACCTCTTCGGCAGATAGGCTTACATTGTGTTTCGCGAAAAGAGCGTTTACTTTTTCTCGTAAGTTCATATAAGTGTTTATTAAATGTTTAGTGACTAAATAGAAAAGAGTGTACATTTGTTTCGTAATTGAATCTTTTCATAGTTTCTTTTTGATTTTTAGGTTTGAACGGGGGAGTAGTTACCCCCGTTTTTTTTATCCTAAAGAATCAAGTATTGCGTTTAACATCTTCATTTCATCCTCATTCAATCCGTACGTCTTAAACCCCATTTTACCACCCTCGTTCGTAATCTTGGTGAGCGCGTTTAGAAACAGGTTTGCGTCGTCGTTGAACAACTCCAACTTTAAAAACCCACCCGTTTCGATGTTCATTTATTCTTCTTTCAAAAGTTCATTTAACTCTTCAAGAATAGCAGCGAACTTTTCGTGTGCGCTTAAATACATTTCCTTTTCGGCAATAAAATTTCCTTCAATCGAGAACCCAAGAACCTCTTTGTTTTGAATCTGTTTTTTCACCTCTTCGTTTTCGACTTTCATACAACCGAACCACGTCCCCTCTGGAAGTGAAAACCCGAAGTTCTTCGACTTGTCGTTTTCGCCTTCAATGATCCACGTCTCGACAAGACTAACTCCGTCAACAACTTTCGCGTGTTCAACCGTTGCATTGTTTTGATTCGCTTGCTTTAAATAGTTGTAAGCGATAGCGCGAATGGTTTCTTTCGAATACTTCACATAGTATTCTTCATCCGTCTTGTCGTCGCGTCTGTATATCAGTTGTTCGGGAATCAATAACGCACCGTATAAAAGACCTCTAAAATCTTCTTTGAACTTCACAGTGTGTTGTTCGCTCAATGCAACGAAGTCAACCCCTATTGCGGGTTCTTCAACAACGGAAATAGCATACACTCCGAGCAAACCTGCGTCGTCGATGCCGTATTCAATAACTTTAATTTTTTTGTTCATTGTGTTTATTTTTTAACCGCCTAAGCGCGATTGATTTTGAATTAATTGTTGAGCTTCTAAGTTGCTGCTCACTTGCGTTCCTACGACGTAGGCTTGAAGCGGTGCTTGTTGTTGCGGTTGGTTACCTAAGAAGGCGAAATTTGCGGGTGAAGGTGCTGTTGTTCCACCGCCTGCGCTTGGCGCACTTCCACCGCCACCGTCCGCAGCCGCACCACCGCCACCATTCATAAATTTTCCTATTGTTGTTCCCGCTATTGAAGCAATACCAACAGCCGCTCGAATCTTTGCCGCAATAATGGAAGGTATTTTTACAGATGCTCCCAAGTCGGGCATTGCTGTTAATGTAGGGTTACTACTTATACCCGCTATTTCTCGTTGTGTGTTTACGACTATGGACGCAATGGCTAAAGCCTTGTCAAGTGCAAAAGCAATGTCAGCCGCTTTTTTATTCTTTGCGAATATCGTTCCTAACAAATCAACAGACGCGGAAGCCAAAGAAAATTTAGCGTCTGCTAATGACTGTTCGGCAGCAAGTTTATCTTCAGCTAATTTTTTCGCGTCCTCTAATTCTTTGTCTCCGTACTTCTTTTTTATTTCCGCTTCCGCAGCCAGTTGACCTTCTATAAATACCATAGTGTCAACACCTCGCAAGTCAGCTTCGGCAATTAAAGCGTCGTACTTTTCTTTATTTATTTGAAGCTCTCTATCTTTTTCACTTATTAAACGTTGTTCGTTTTCTTTCGCTTGCTCCATTGCAGCGTCCGAAATAGCTTTATACTTCGCTCTAAAATCGTCCGCAATTGCTTGTTCTATTGCGCGTGTATCTTCCGCTAATTTTTTAGCGTCTGCTAATTCCTTTTCGTTAGCTTCTTTCCTTAAACGCTCTTCTTTTTCGCTTGCCTTTTCTTTCTCGCTTACTTCTTTGTCTAGGTTTTTTTGTTTTGACTTTGCTAAATCTTCGTCGGATTTTTTAATGTCAAGATTTGTTTGGGCTATTGTGTTTGCAAGTTGTGTTTGAGAAAGAATAGACTGTTGCTCCATGTCTATAATGGCTTGCTTTTCTTCTTGCGTATTGCCGAAGATAGCGTCAAGAACCATTGTTTGCGCGCCTGCTATTGTCTCATAAGCTTGAAACGAAGTGTCAATTGTTATTCCAACGTATGACAATAACTCTTTCGACTTTGCAAAGACCGCGTCAAACACAAAAGACATCAATTTAGGAATGGCAAGACCGACTTCCTGAATACCTTTAAGAACCATTTTTAGATTCTCATTTCTTTGCAGGTCGGCTTTTGCGTTGGCTATGTTTTGAGCGTCCGTTACTTTCTTTTGCTCGAGTAATACTTTAGCTTTTTCTTGTTGAGCGCGCAAGATTTGTTTTTCACTCATGCCCTGCTCTTTCATTATCGCGCTCGAAGCCATGATAACGTCGTACTCAGACTGCTTCGCTTTCAAAGACGCTTCGTTTGCCTTTGCGGCCGCTTTCATTTTCTCCGTCAAACCACCCATTGCAGAGTCAAGACCAGGTATTGCTTTACGCAACTTGTCCATGTTCATAACAACCACCGCAATAACACCCGCAAGCAACAAGATAGGGTTGGAAAGAATTGCTTTTGCAAGATTAGCAAAGCCCTTGACAAGACCACCAACTTCTTCTTTTACTGTCTTAAAATCAATACGTCCAACGGCACTACCCATAGCGGTTAAAGCCGTACCCGCGCCCTTCAAATCGAGAGACATCAAACGTGAACCAAACAATCCGATGTTATTTGAAAGACCTTCGAAAGCATTACCCGCGTTTGCGTTAATTTCTGCGGATAAGTCGGAAATGTTGTCCTTTAATTCCGCAGCACGAAGCGAGGCTTTTTTAAATTCGGCGCTCGTTTGATCCATTTCGAGCATCTGATTTTGGAGAGCGCGAAGTTCTGCCTTCATTGAGGTAAATCCTTTCGCCGTTCCTTCAGCCGCTTTGGTGGTTTCGTTAAGTACCGTTACCGCGTTGCTCGATATGTTAAATTCTTTTGTTGCCATTATACGAATAGGTTATAAATTATAAATATCCAAATCGAGATATTTACAGAAATGAATGTTGTTCGCCATAAATAATGTTTCCACATTTCTAGCTTTCGTTTCCCTTGCGCAAAACGTCCTTCTTTGCTGTCGCTTTTCATGTTCAATTTTATGAACTCTAAACAAGCGACCATTTCGCTTGCTTTATTTTGAAGAAGTTGCTGTGAAGTTTGTCCCATTGCTTATTAATGTTATTGTGTCTCTTATTCCGCTTAGTCCTATTGCCCCGCTACCTTGAACGGTTTCGCCTGTGTACGCTTGTATGGTCACGCTGTTTGCCGCTACGCTCTTTTGAATAACAAATTCACGGCCTGCAGTTGTTGTTGCGGACGGCAAATAGATAGTAATCGTTCCGCCTGTTGTATCTGCGAAAATCATTCGGTCAAAATTCGTTATAACATAGTCAGTTGTTATTGTTCTAACTGGCTGTGATATAGACGCTCCGAAGCTCACAGGCGCACCAAAGCGCGTTGGTGCTAACGAAGGCGCTTGTTGCGTAATGAATGAACGCGTACCGATGTTTTGAACCGTAAAACAATTCTCTTTCGTTGGGTTCCAATAGTAGCCAAAGCGACGGCAACAATCTTCGGTTATTGTCGCAGGATCTCCATTCGGAGTTTCCCATTCAATCGTTTGATTCTGGTTGGATGACACGGGTATAAGGTCGCAATCGTTGTCAATGTCGAGTAAGCGAATGAGCTTCACCTTAGTGACGTCTTGTTCACCTACAACGTAACCTTCAATGTCTAACACGCGCCACCACGAATCAACAATCCAAATTTTATCTGACCATTGAAAAGTAAAAATGTCGTTCAAAGTCAAAGCAAACATACCCTCTAAAATGCGCGCCTGTCCGTCGTATAATTCTCGGTAGTAGTTACGCCACCAACGGTTGTAAAGATTCTCGTATGGGTTCGCTATTATTGTGTGCGGAGGAATTTCGGGCGCAAAGTTTAGGTCTTTGTCTCCTACATTTGCGTTCATTGTTGAGTAGTTGTTCAAACACTTAACCGCCGTTTGTTGAACGCTGTTTGTTGCCTCATTCCAAACGCTTACAAAGAAGTCCGCGAAGTAATAAAGGATACGCGGTTTAGGTTGCACAAATTGTCCTTCTGCGTTGATGAATCGAGGAACAACGACGTCTGTATTTTCGACAGGTGCGGAAGGTGTAGATGCAAATGCTAACTCAATCTTTTCTTCGCCTGTTGCGAACTCATTGATTACTTCGAAGTCGTTCTCCGTTATTTCGTAGCGTCCGTAGATACGCCCGTTGTCTTTATAGACTGTATTGAAATAGTCTCCGTCTTCCGCGTATGTGAAAGTAAACTTCGCCTTTTGAAGGTCGGTTGTTGGGTAGTACGTTATGTCTTTCGATAGGTCAAGTTTGTTTGTCCAGTCTAACGTGTTGCCGCTTGCGATGTACTCGACAAATGGTTCAATGCGTAGCGTGTTTGGTAGTGTGCGGTCGGGAACAAACGCAAGGTTAAACATCTTTTGAATTGACGTTATAAAATCAATTTGCTTCATGTCGGGCGCGTTGTACTGCATTACGCAAGTGTCACCAATTAGTGACGTTCCAACGCTTACAAGTTCGACGCCAGTTCCTGTATAATCATTTGATCCGTTACCTGTAAAATCAATTTCCATTGTTCCATTTCCTGTTGTAAATGGTTGAGCTGCAAAAACAAATTTTACTTGATCTCCTGAGGTAAGTGAAAGTGAAATATTTCCCGTTGTACTTAAATCGTTTGTTGTACTATTTCCGTAAGAATAAATAATAGTGTCTTGTTGTGTATAAAAAACATCGTTAATTTTTGCAGTAAAGCCAAACAATACTACACTTATATTCGTTCCGCCTGTTGAAGTAGCTTGTCCATTCATCCACAACTTAAAAGTAAAATCTCCTGTAAAAGGTGCGGTATAAATTCCACCGCTCCAATCGTTCCCCGCATCTTCGTACTCTGTAAAACTTGGGTATATATTATAAAATTGATTGTTATTTGCAAACGCTATATTGTTTAAATTAGACGAAAGAGCCAACGTACTTGCAATGTCGTTTAACCCTAACGAGCTATTCAAATACTGCCCGTTCACAAAAGGAACGTACACGTTATCTAAACAATTCGCGAGGTTATCGCTTGTCCATTGTATGCCTGCGTCTTGCATGATTTGTTCGAACAAGTAATACGCTTTTACTGCGGGTGTTAATTGCCCCACGCGTAACGCTAATTCGTCGTTCCAATAGATAGGTTGTCCTAACGGGTTACTTGCTGTTAAATTCCACTTATCGCATAGCGTCAAAATCGTATGTTCGTTGGGTGGTGTTTCAACGTTTTCATGAAGTAAGTCATAGTCCAAGTCACCCGCAACAATGCTTTCAATATCGCGTAATTTCTTTTCATTCAACAAACGCGCAAGGCTCGGTACTTCGCCGAAGAACACCACCTCAAATTCGAACAACTTACCACTTTGCCAGTACAATTTCTTGACCTGAATATGTCCCGTTGAAATGGGTATAGTGTTAACGTTTATTGACGCTTCAACCTTCTTGCGAAAGTCAAACCAACCATTGAAGTTTACGTTGAAGATAGCACCGAAGAAATCGACATTTGTTTTGCTTGCGGGTATGCGAAATTCCTGAGAGTAGCTACCAACCGAACTAAAGTCCGTTAGATCCGTGAACTTGTAGTTCAAGTGCATCTTCTCGTTTTCGTACAAGTCGATAGTCGCCGCGTTGCCGTTGCTATCGGTAAGCGTAAGTATTACTTCATTTATCATAAGCCAACGGGTTGAGAGTATTTCAAGTTCAAAGTAACGTTGTATAATTTCGAATAGCGTTCGTCCTTAATAACGAAGTTCTGAGTATCGACAAGAACGGGCGTTTGCGTGCCGTCGTCGTTGATTATGTAGACGTCGTTAGAACGACAAAGCGTTTGAAGTAAGTTAAACTCTCCAACCGAAACCCAATCGCTGTTTATTTGTAGCCCTTTTGTTGTTGTCACATAACGGTCGGTTTTTCCTCGGTCGTAAGTGTTGAATGAAAATGTTGAAGCGTTGTAAGTACCTACCACTTTTTGGTATTGTTTTCTGTCGTAGTTGTAGGATAGTTCCGACTTCTTCGTGAAGTTGAAGTAATCAACACCACCGCAAGTATTCGCCCAACCCAAACGAACATTGTCAAACTTGCAATCGTTAGGAACAAGATAAAAACAATACACGCGTGAGCGTGCGCTATAAACGGGGAACGCGGTTTCTTTTCCAATTTGTATAGTGTAGTATTTAACGTCGGTAAAGTCCATTCCATTTGCAACCAAGTTCATCGGGTTGGCGCAGAAATAATTCACTACGTTGTTTGCGTCCGACATTGCTAAAGCTATTGTTTCAACCAACGTGTCGCTATCGTCGTATGTTGTAATAACTGCAATATCAAAGTCATTAAGTTCAAGTAAAGCCGTCGCTGAAGGTGCGTATAAAACACCATAATCACTTAAGCGTGTCGGTATGTAAACGTATTCGCTCGAAAGACCACGCGCAGGTGCTTCAATCCACTTGTGCGTGTCCTTCGTTCTTTCACTCATTAAGTACTTTTGTATTCTGTCCAATGAATATCTTATGCTCGGTTCGGGACGATAGCCGTCTGAAACTTGGTATTCAGCAAGGAAGGCGAACACGTCGTTTATGTCAGCCATTCCGCTACCGCTAACGGTGAACACTCCGTCAACCAACCAACCTTCTTTTATCGTGCAACTGATATTCGCCACACTTGAATACTCAACGTCGTTTTCAGCAATTAAATGCGCGTTCGCTTTGTGTTGAAGTTGTTCGCGGAAGATAGGCGCAAGGTCTAAAATTCCTTTGTTCGATGCGTTGGGTTGTACGTTGACTTGGAACGAACCGAAGTCGAACACAAAACGAAAGCCAGTGTTCGCGACGTTGGTTGAAGATGCAACGATCATTAACCGCTGACCTATGGGTGTGTATTCGAATGGTTGGTCGTCTATTGTAATTGCCATGTTTTAAATATCTTTTATTTGTTCGTCTATTGTTACTCCGAAGTCTTTGCCGTACGCTTCGAATATCTTCGCTTCGTATTCGTCCCAAATGTTTTCGTATGCGTAGTCAAACGCTTTCCACCCCTTTATTCCGTCCCTTCTTACTTTAAACATAATGAGTTTTGCAACCGTTTGTTTTAGTTCTTCGGTCGACTTCTTAAACTTTCCTGTTCCCTTGTCGCGTAGACGAATACCCTTTATCGACATCCAGTCGTATATCGCTTTTTGCATAGGCGACATTTGACCTTTTGCGGGTTTGCTTCCGCTACCTTTCTTAAATGAGTAAGGCGCGTTTTGCGACTTGCTTGTTCCGTTTACGCCGTCCTCACGGAAGAGAAAATACTTTGCAGCGTTGCCCTTCGCGTAGACGGAAACGTTTATTTCTTTGCCTTTAATTTTGAGGCGATACTTCAAAGACTTTTCGAGCGTTCCACTTGCTACCGCGTTGGTGAAGTTCTTGCCCACCTTTCGCTTCATGCGATAGTCGGACTGCATCAATTCGACAAAGCGTTTAGCCATGTCGTTCACAACAGCGAAGAAGTTGGGCGCGCTCTGTTCGTTAGCCATTGTTGTAAATTTCAAAAGCCGTAGCAGGATCATCAAGCAATAAAGCAACGAAGTGTTTTATCTTTTTATCATCTACAAAATCTGCTATCATCTTTGAGTAAGCATTGTCTGCGCTATCTAAAATAAAAATTATTTCATTAACACGAAGCTCAAATAAGCTGCTCTCATAAATTGGTGCGTATGTATAATTCATATTTTACTTAATGTGAAATCCAAAAGATAAAATACCACTACTTGCTGAAGTAGATTGCACAATTCTTATACTCAGTTCGTCTCCATCCGCTACGGTAAAAGTGTTTGCAGTAGTGCTGTATAAAGCCCCTGCCGAACTGACTGGAATAGTAAATGTCATTGCTGTGGCTACTCCGTTTTTCATTAGCGTTATAGCCATTGATCCCGTCATAACTCCAGAAGTTCTTAAAAAAAGTCTGCTTACCGTTCCTGATAATACGCACGTTCTGCGTGTCGTTTCTGATGTGTTAGCAGTGCCCGCGCCTATTCCAATATAAGTTGTGCCTACCGATACGCCAGTTCCATTTAAGTTACCGCCCATTGCGTAACCTTTCGCATTTAACTGAGTTTGTATTGAGCTTGTTGCATCTAAGAATCCGAGCGTTGTTGTTGTTACTGCATTGGCCGCTACTTTGCCGCTCGCATCTGAAACGAGCACTCTTGATGCTGTTAAATCTGCCGTTGTTATAGTGGTTGCCGCTCCTGTTATAGCCGCTTGCTTGCCGTTGAACGTAGTCCAATCTGTTGAGCTAAGATAACCGCTTACACTTGTTGTAGCTTGTGGTATTGATAGCGTTCTATTTGCTGACAAATCACCGCCACCACTAAGAGGCGCTGTCGTGCTTATTGTTCTCGTTGTTGGAACTTTCGTACTATCTAAATGCTCGAGCGCATCGTCTGCATTCGTTCCTGTGACCGTTGAATCGTTTTGTACTTGCGATGTCTTTAACTTGCTATGCTGCCATTGAAAAGGCTGTTGACCAAACGGAGTAGAAACATAAACCCAAGTATCGTCAACCGCTGGCGCACCGCTTTGGAAGTCTACTCCGTGAACGCGATGTACCGTTGGATTAGGATAGTTTCCTTGAAGGTCTCCCCCTGCTGCTCCGTTCGGCGGTAGCGTTGTTGGTATCGTTGGCTTGTTTAATATCTCAGCTACTCCGCTCGTTGCGTTCCAGTCTGAATTAACTTGCGCTGCGGGTATCGTTGGTTTATTATCAAGGTCATCGTAGTCATTCGAGAAACCCACCGCGCTTATACTTGTAATGTCAGCCTTTAAAAGTATTTCTTCTTCGAGCGCGTCAATGGCAGCTTCGATGTCTATAATCGTTTGACAGTCTCCTATTGTTTCACACGTTATACCGCCTGCGTCCAAAAGATACCAACCGCGCACCCCTTCGTCGTCCGTGCCGTAGTAATAATTTGCAGCGGGTTCGGCTTCGTCGTTCACTAAAGACACGTTGCCGTTTTCGTCGCGAACTATTGAATCAATAAACGTCAAGATTGAACCCGTGCCACCGCTTCCGCTTTCGAAAAAATCGTTCCATTCGGCGGGTATGCTGCATGCGTCCCAATAGTAAGGAACAAGCAAGTCTAAACTAATCGTCCAACCCGTTAGCGTGTTGTGAAACTCTTCGAGGAATGGTTCTAACGAAACGTTTTGTACCGTGATTAAGTCGCCGAACAAAACGCGGTGGTTTGTTATTTCGGCAATTAAATCTTCAGCGATTCGTTGAAGGTCGGACAACACCTCGCGTTGAAATTCAACCTTATCGTCTTTGTCGCGCGGAAGATCCGCAAGGACAATCTGAAAACTAAACGTCTTCATTCCCTTCGCATACGTTACGTTGGAAGGTACGACGTGCATGAATGGATACTCGGTAAACTTTTCAAGGTCAGCCGTGTCTATTTGCCCGTGTGAAAAGGTCTTAAGTATAAAGTGTCCAGAAGCGAAAGCCTTGAACCTATCGATAAGCGCGTTGTAACTTTGTACGTTCGACATAGTTGTAATCAATTAAGTAAGTCATAAATGTAAATATCTCCCAAGCGCTTTTTTCCGTAATTGCGTCCAACTTTGTTATGTCGCGCCCGCACGCTTCCATAAACAAATGATACCAACCGTATCGACCAAGTACTTGGTTTAGTCCTTCGCGGTCATCAATTGCTCCGTCTCCGTCTGTAATTTCTTCACCTCTGTCTCCAAATAATCGAGCGAAGTGTTGCTTAGTTCTTTGAGCAAAGTCGAAAAAAAAAGCAGCGCGCCGTTGAATTGTTCAAGTGTCATCTGTTCGACGTAGCCTTGCACTTGTTCGCGGTTTTGTTTGGTGTGCGGTACTAAGGTGTACTTCGAACCAACGCGCTTGTCAATGGGGCGGTAAAGCGTTCCCATGATTTTTACCATGTTCGCGTTGACGTCTGCAGCCCAAGTGCTTATGTCGGCGTATTCGCCCATTGAGATAGCGTAAAGGTCGGGAATGAAACCAAAGTCCCTGTCTTTAATTGTTATCGTCTCGAAGAACTTTGCTGTTTCCATTTGCAACGTCTCCTGAAACGCACCTAACAAGGTCGGCAAATGTTGGAAGGGAATTTGTTCCGCTTGTTCTTTCAGTAGGTTACTAATGCTAACCAACTTGTCGATGTCGTTCTTCGCCGCGTGGAAGTCAACGTATTGCTTGACGGTTATCGACGCGTAGTCAGCTGGTATGCTTACTTTGATGCTCATTTGTTTGTTGTTTAATATCTACAATATCAATTCTTTTGTTGACTACGAACCACAATAAAGACACCCTTCGTCGTCGTCGTCGATAGTGTTTGCTTCGTTGTAAATGCGTATCGCTTCCATTTCAACCTGTTCTTTTGTCCACTCTGGATGAAAGGCGCTTATCTGTGATTTGAGAAAGTTCAATTTGTTTTCGCTCATTCCTTATTATACGTTTAGTTGTTCGTTCTTCGTCCCAAATTTAACCTACAATTGCGACAAAATCACATTATAAAGTGTACCCTTTCGGGTTTGTTTATGTGCATTTATGTTCATTTTGCATATTGCTTTACCCGTTCGGGTGCGTTATACGATTAATTGTTCAACGTCTATTTGATGCTCTCGCATTAGTTCACGAATGTATTCAAACACTTCTTCAATCCCTTCCTGATATGCGCCTTCTTGCCTTTCGTTGTACTTCGTGAACTTGCGGTAACCATTCATCTGTAACTCCCAAAGCATTGAAGCCATATCGAGAGCTTTAATCATTCGCATGTATTCGAAACGATCGTCTGAATCGGTAAGGTCGAAGGTTAGTGTTGCTTTGCTCACAGCTTGTCATTGATTATTATTTGTATCGGTTCGCTGTTGGCTCCTGTCAGTTCGGTCATTTGTTTCGGGTTGCCAAACGCACGGCTTAACAATGTCTCCAGCGAATATAAAGAACCTTTCTTCAACGAAGTCATCATTGCGTTGGCTATTGTCTTTTCAAGTATCGTCGCGTGCTTGTTGTCCCAAACGCTTTTCAGCTCGTCCATATCCATAGCCATCATTGCTTGTATGGTGTCGTTTATTTCGCTCAACTTGTAACCGCTTTCCTTCAACAACGAAACGTATTTCTTCGGACGTCCGTTGGGGTTTGCGTTGTTTCCTTTTGGAAAGGGTTTAAGGTTTTGTAGGTTAGCCATTGTTCACGATTAATTCACGATTAATTAGAGCGCAAGGGTCGGATTCGAACCGCCTATTTCGATACTGGAAGCATCGCGTTTATCCTCATTAACTTCTTGCGCTTTTTTAGGATATGGTTTACTCAAAGACTTACACAAAGGTAACAAAGTTTTGTCAAGTGGGTAAAGATATTTTCTTTTACCGCTTCGTTTTCTTGTTTCCAAAGTTGCTAAAAATTCTTTTGGATATTCATTCAAGGTTCTGTCGTGTCTCCATTTTCCTTTATAGAAATAATCTTTTCCACTACTTTCATTTTCACCAACATAAATCCAATTAGTTGCTTGATAAATTGTTCCGAAATGGTTTTGTCCTTTATCTGAATATGAAATAAGAAGTTTAACTGTTGGATTGTGTTTCTTAAACAACTTAATTGCTAACGATAAAACTTTTGAAGTGCTTTCTTGTTTTCCATTTAACGCCATTCGATTAAGTTCTATAAATTGTCCTTGAACTAAATTGAATTGCTTTCCTGACATAACACCTGAAGGGTAACAAAAAGAAACTATTCCGCACCATTCTTTTTTATCGTTAAATACTGAATAAGAAATTGAAGATGCAGGAACTGTCTTTGAATAATGAAAATTCAAACACGCGTACTTAATCGCTTTGTATGATGCTTTTTCTAATCTCATATTTCACCTGCTGAAACGCTAAAATACGCACCGCTATATTTACGATCTAAAAGTTCTTGAATATCAATTTCGGCTTTTTGAAGTTGTTCAGGACTTTCAAAGGTTATCTTCATTGAAGCAGGTTTGTTTTTTTCTTCACCTATTAATTCGTCAAGTGAAGGCTCTTCTTCAACCTTCCAAACGTCCAAACCCCATTCTTCTAATTGTTCCGCGTCCCATTCGTTGGCTAACGCGTCCCAGTCCCATTCACCAAAACCCACGTTGTCTTTAATAATAAAAGCGCGTTGTTGTTCTTCGTTTAATTCAGATGCTTTGATAATTGGTATTTCTTTTAGTCCTGCTTCTTTGCAAGCCTTCAGGCGCATATTACCACCAAGAACAACCATATCTTCATTTACGACTATTGGACGTAGTTCGAGCATCTGTGGAAGTTCTTTGATTGAAGCGACTAACTTTTTGAATTTATCGTCCTTAATAATACGAGGGTTATTAGGGTTAGACTTTACTTCGTTAATCTTGACAGTTATTGTCTTCATATAAGTTAAATATATTATTGTGCTAATTTACTTCAGTTGTTCCTTTTGTGTCACTAAACTTATTGACTGTCTCTAAATGTGTAAAGAAAAGAAAAGAAAGAAAAAGAAAAAGGTAAAACAAAAAGAAACAAAAGAAAAAGCTCCCCCAAGAAAAACAAAGTGTCTTTGCCCTTAAAAGGGCAGTTGCACGATCCAAGCATTGGTGTATTGCAAGTTTAGTCATTGGTTACTTCGCTTTGACTTACGAAGGTAGTTTGTGTTCTTATCCAGTTTGTTTCATTTTCAATTCAAAAAAATAACCCCCAATTGTTTTTAGTCGTCAAACCTAAAACAAAAGAGGGTTAGCTTGTGAGGTTTGACAATACAAATATACTTTGAATGTCAATTGTTACAACGAATAGTTATTCACCTATTTCAACATCCTTCATTGATTCAAGAAATGTATTGATGTCTTTCTTCACGCAAGGCGGACACGTTGAACGCTCGTTGAACGCTCCCGTAGCCTTATCCTTGAACGAATAGAACTTCAACATATCTTTCTGCTCTAAACGTCCTTGCGCTTTCATATCAAGAAGAAAACGTTTGAACTCTATTTGTTCCTCAAGAGAAAGAACACCTTCCCATTTAGACGCAGGACATGAAGCAAACGCGAGTTTTGCCTTGACTGGCATAACGCAACCGCAAAGTTTTATCGACTTGCGTTTGAACTTAACTTCTATTTCTTCGTCCGCTCCAAGAATAAGCGGTCCGCAACTTTGCGTTGAGGCTTCGAAGAACTTACACGCTCGACAAATGTCTAAGCGTCTTTTGTACTCATTGTGTTTTGCGAATAACATTGGCTCTTATTTTTTGTTTGATACTATCAATAGTTTTGTATAAAAATGTAGTGGGTATTCCCGTTTGTTTTGACAGCTCACGATAGGTAAAATCTTCGAGTATGTATTCCTGAAAGATTAACCGTTCAAATTCGCTCAACCTACTTATCAGAATGTCGAGTTGCTCGTTTGTCATTCGTGCGCCCAACCAAGTCTTATCGACCTCATGCGCGTAGTCTTTAAAGTCGCGGCGGTTTCTATTCCACGCTATTGTCTGTTTGTAGAAAGGCGACGTTGGACTGTTAACCGACAAATACATTACGCGAATAAGATAGAACTCGAAATCGCCTGTATCGATTAATTTCTCGATATACTTTGAGCCGAACATAGAAAGCAAAGAGTCGTGCAGAAGATCCTCGTAGAAAGGTTCTTTACGAGCGATGTTGTACGCTAACTCTTTGAAGTGCTTATAACGTCCTTCTATGTAATGTTCAAGTGTCAAGTGTTGAAGTATTCATCTATTACTTTGATTGCTTCCTCGTTTCCCTTACAAATATACGAAGCATAGCCCCTGTTTCGCAATTGCTCCTGCCAACGCTTCTGCTCTGGTGATGCGACACCCCCTTTCTCTTTCTTCATCTCAATAGCGAGACCGTAAAACGCACCGCGTGGTTCGTAAATGAACAAGTCGGGAAAGCCTTTGACGTAACCCGTGCGCTTCATCTTAACCGCTTGCAAGTAACTTGTTCGCATTCCACCCGCAGAAGCACAATACAACGCGTCAGGATATGCTAAACGAAGGTATTTAATTACAATTTCTTGTTGGTTCGATTCACTTTCGGGTGTTATTTTACGCTTCACAACACTTTTTTTATAAGTTTTCTTAAAAGTTTTCACGTTCATTTTCAATATGTTAGATATTTTTACGAAAAATAATTTATTTTTTTCTTGCTATCTCAAAAGTTTAGCATATATTTGTCAAACAATTAACAACAACACCAAAGATAAACAAAATGAAAACAGCAAACAACACAGTTACAATTGAATTAAAAGAAAGCGAATTAGAAATGTTACTTGACACCGCAATTTATGCTATCAATAAAATGAAAAGAGATGGCAGATGGACCGAAGGAGAAATTGAGGAGCTTAAAGCGCTAAGAGCAAATGTAAAATTACAAATCAAAAAATAAACAAAAACAAACAACATGAACACAGTAACATTTTACCACAACAACATTCAAGTTCAACAATTCACATTCGCTACTGAGAAAGAAGCGGTTGACTGTATGCTTCGCCACGCATCTGAAAAAGGTCTTGAAGTAAACGACCATTACAGCGAAGCATATTCAGAAGGAAACAAACCCGAAACACTTATAATTGTAAACCAAATCTAAAATGAAAAAACAACTACTCTACATCGCGCTTCTTTTCGGAGCAATGTTAATCGCAGGAACGATTGACGAACAAACAAGACAACTAGAACAACAACCAAATCACTACACAAAATGAAAGTAGAACTAATTCAAAAAACAACATTGACCGATATGTACTACAAGATTGTAGTCAACGGAGAATTTCACATGAGTTACAACGACTACGACGAAGCGGTACGCGCTTACGACCGCATCAAGGCAGCCATTCCACGCGAAGAAGTAATCCTATCAAAAGAAATCTAAAACAACCAAATCAAATGAACAATGAAAGAACCAATTTTTACAAATCAATTTTTCTCTTTGAAGAAGAAGTACACATTCTTATTGACGGAATCATTACCGCACAAAATTACTATGGTAATCAAAAGACTGATTCGCCTTCTCGGAATCAATTGTGCGACCAACGAATTGCAGAACTTGAGCGAGTATTCCTCAAGGTTACTACTTCGCATTGGAAGGAACTACCAGAACCCCCAAAAGAAATCTAACTTTGTTTGCGTTTATTCCTCAGCTAACGCGTACAACCTAACCCACAACGAGATAAGCGCGAACATCGAGAAATGTCAAAAACTTTCAGAAGCGCGTTGGAACGACCAACTAATTGAATACATTTGCAACAACTAAAATCAAAACTATGTACTGTCCAAAAATTAACTACTGTTTTGTGAGCGACGATATTCAAACGCTCAACGAACAAATTAAGAACATCGCAAAAGAATTTCAAGACGAAGACAACGGCGGTTGGTTCTCTGTTGACGAAACGAACAACCTTGTTTTCATCGACGAACAAGACAACCTTTATACAATTCATTTGCGCGGCCGCTTCTGGAGAAAAGGAGAACGCGACTTCAACCTTGAATACGTTACCCTTGACAAAGACGGAATCTCGTTTAGCTTTGACACCGATATATTCGACGATCAAATATAACAATGGGTTACTTCAAACGAATCAACGAGCAATCGGACATTCACGACAGCCAGTTAAGGCATATCCAAAGCGACAACGAACTCGCTATAAAGTTCGAACAATATCTAAATTCATTTAATCATCAAATAAACAACAACAACATGAGCATCATTGCCCAACAAACAAACAACGGCGGAGGTCAAACAGTACCCGCAGGAACGCACGTAGCGAGATGCTACCAAATCATTCACATCGGAACGATAGTGGACACTTATCAAGGTGAAGAAAAGTTAGTGAACAAAGTTCGCCTGGTGTTCGAACTACCTTTGGAAACGGCTGACTTCGGCAAAGGCGAACAACCTTTCTCAATCGGTCGCGACTTCACTTTATCAATGCACGAAAAGAGTGGATTACGCGCCTTCGTTCAATCGTGGTTAGGCAAGGCAATGTCCGATTCTGAAGCATCTAAATTCGACATTGGTACTTTGCTCGGCAAAGAAGCAATGGTGTCAGTAATGCACCGCACAGCGAACACAGGGCGCACCTACGCAGACCTTAAAGGAGCGTCACCACTTGCGAAAGGAATGACTTGCCCGCCACAGGTGAACGCAGCGTTTCTTTTAGACTACGATTCGCAAGACTTCGACCTTCGTTTCAGTATGCTTCCAGAGTGGCTTCAAAACAAAGTGAGTTCTTCTGCTGAATTTAGTCAACGACTTGACAAAGCTGCGGATCAAATGAACAACGCCAAGAAGATGCTAGAACAAAGCGGTTTGGTTCAACCAACAACTTCAACGGACGAAACGGACGATATGCCGTTCTAAATGAATAAGATGTTATAAAAGGCGTTTATATCATACATACGCGCCTTTTATGACACTTAATGAATAATAAAACATACAATCAAAAAACAAATAAAATGAAAACAAGAAAATCAAAAGAGTTCAACATCGAAAGAGTAAAGGAATTTTGCAAGTTAGTTAACGAAGGAAAGACACCTTCTGAAGCGTTACGCTTAATGAATAGTTGCAACGGTTACACTAAACCACTTCGTGCCGCTGGTATATTTTGGCAAGAAAAAGACACTACATTTAAAGCGGTTGAGCGTATTCACGCGGAACGTTATACTCTGTTTCTAAATGAAAGATTGAAATACAATAGAACTATTAACGCGAAGCCTAATCGCAAGCAAAGAAAAACTTTTCAAAAAGTAGATATTGTTTCGAAAAGAAATTCATACAAAGAGTACACAAAACAAGCGAACCTCTTCAACCAACCAAAGACGACAAACGCGCCAACAATGAAACCGAATGAACGTCAATTGAACTTCATTCAACGCGTGGTGAAATCTCTTTTTAACTTATGAATAAAGCAATCTATAAAACGCCATTCGGTCGCCTGGTCAAGGTCAACTTTAAGACGATGCAGAATTTTAAAAACGTTCTTCGAATCAGCGACCCGACGGCACGACTTTACGTCACGCACCCCGAACGAATGAGAATAAAAGACTTCAACAACATTTGCCTTCATACCGGTCTTTCTCGCGAAGAAGTATTCAGCACATTTACACCAACAATTTTAATAAACGAAGAAAATGACTAACGAACAAATACGACAGGAACTAATTGACATGATTCCCTTCCGTCACATGGAACGCTTCGAAACATTGTGGTTGATGCTAACGCCTCGCTACGAACGATTGACGACGGAACAAATTAAGATACAACAGGAACTGGAGAATGAACGCGAAATGTTTTGGAGCGCACTTGAAGACGTGACGTGTTCCGTTCTTGGTATCGAATCGCAAAAGTTGTACATGGTTACACGCAAGCGCGAAATCGTCAACGCACGACAAATCATTTTCTTTATTGTGCGCCCGTGTTACTTACTTAGTCTTGATTCCATAGGCAAACACTACGGCAAGGATCACGCGACAGTTATACACGGCATTCGCCAGGTGGCAGGACATATTGAAACCGACCGAGAGTTTCGCGCAACCGTTGAACGCATCTGTTTTATACTTGACGAAATGGGTTATGCTAAACCAATGAAATTTTTTACTAAGTTTGTCGAGCATTTAGAACATCAAAAAGAAATCAAACTTAAAAAACAACTAAAAAGAAAATGAAATCAGAATTAATCTTTTGTCCGAACTGCGAAAGCGCGGAACTTGACGAACGCGTGAACGCCGTTCTTCAGGATCAAAAACTTAAAACCTACGAAGAAGCCTACGAGCTAATCGACGACGACGGAGAAATAAAAAAATGCTTCGATTGTCAAGAATGGGACGACGCAGACGACGACGCGAAAGGCGAAGGTTGGGACTAACTAAAAAATAAAACAATGCTAATTTTACAACTCAAAAAGAGAATCGAGATTCTTGAAGCGCAAGTTCAACAACTATTGAACGCGCAACCCGCTCAACTTCCAGCACCAACGAAAGAAAAGAAGCCTTCGTTTGTCAAACCAACCGTTGTTGAAATATACGATTACGCCTGCGAAAAACTAAGCGACAAAGACGCGCTTGCATTTACCGAGAAATTTCATGCACACTACGAAGCGAACGGTTGGAAGGTCGGAAGAAATCAAATGAAAGATTGGAAGGCTGCCGTTCGCAAGTGGGACTTATCTACCTTTGTAACTACAAATCAACAAACTAAAATCAAAAATGGAAAATTCGATTCCGATGCTGCGCAACGCATCTACAACGACGCTCACAATTACACAAAGGGTTGATCGTGCGGAACGTGAAAGCGCGTTCGTTGCCGATTACGAACTACCTGCGTTCGTAAAGTTATGCTCGAAGGTCTGCGCTATGTATGGCATCGCGTTACCGGAAGCGCAACTACTCCAGATGCTTCACGAATTTATAGGCAAGCACTTTCGTTGGGTTACGTTTGAACACTTTAACCTTGCGTTTGAATTGAATGCGGCAAACGAACTGAGTAAAAAGTGTGAACACTTCGGAGCGTTGAGCGTAGTGTTTATTGGTGACGTGTTAACCCATTACAAACCACACCGTGACAAAGCGAATCTACAAATACAACGTGAAATCGCAGAATCAAAAGAAGAAGAATCTAAACAATTAAAAGAGAAAGAAATGGCGGTAAACGACGATAGCTGGCGAAGGATGTTAGCCGAAGATATTGCAAGTTATAAGAAGGGAAAATATACGGTCATTGAGATTCGTGCGGTGTCGCTTATGCGTTGGCTCGAAGAGGCGAACTACATTACCGCCGATACGTTCACGGATGAAGAATACAAACTTTGCAAAGCGAAGGCACGCAAGAACATCTATTTCGAGCAACAGTTGAACAAACCAATGGTCGAAAGAATGAGTGACCGCAAACGACAGCTATTGAAAGAATCAATTCAATTCGAAGGTATGCGTGAGTTGTATAAATTATATTTGAGTAAGCAATGAATGTATTGAGTTTGTTTAATGGTATGAATACAGGCAGACAGGCACTTGAAAACGTAGGTGTTAAAATAAACAAATACTATTCAAGTGAAATAAAGCCCTATGCAATAGAATTAACACAACACCACTTTCCAGATACTATACAAGTTGGCGATGTCACTAAATGGAAGGAATGGGACATTGATTGGAAAACTATTGATTTAGTTTTAAGCGGTTCTCCGTGTCAAGATTTGAGTGCAGCAGGAAAACGAGCAGGAATAAATGGTAGTAGAAGTAGTTTATTTTTTGTATTTGTAGACATTTTAGAACATATAAAAAAACTAAATCCAAAAGTTTTATTTTTGCAAGAAAATGTAGGAAGTGCAAATAAATTAGACGTTGGAATAATGAGCCGCGCTTTAGGTGTTTATCCTTGTCGTATCAATTCAAGTTTAGTAACCGCTCAATTGAGAGATCGTTACTACTGGAGTAATATAAAAACAAGTAAAACAATGTTTGATATTGTAACTGATATTCCACAACCAAAAGACAGATCAATAATACTGAAAGATATTATTACAAGTGGAAATGTAGAAATAAACAAACATACTTGTTTGAATACTGGTAGTGGTGAAACTGAAAATGCAAAACAAGAATATCTATTAAACAGAAATTCAACTACTGGAATGATTACTTTAATACAAGAAGAAGAAAAAGTAAGAACAGTAAACAAAATTGAAATGTGTCGATTGCAAGGTTTTTCAGATAACTATTGCGATATTTTAACAACTGCAAAAGCTGGTAGTTTACTTGGTGACGGTTGGACACTTCCAATTATTGAACATATTTTTAGTTTTTTATGACACCATACAAACCGACATACCTGCCGCGTCAAATTGAAGCGTTAAACTATTTGAACACCGATAGCATCGTTGAACAATTACTTTACGGTGGCGCGGCAGGTGGTGGCAAGACGAAGTTCGGTTGTATGTGGCAAATACAACGTCGTTTGAAGTACGCAGGGACGCGTTCTCTGATTGGACGTGCAAAGTTAGACAACTTAAAAAAGACTACCTTAAACACGTTCTTTGAAACGGCTGAAGAGTTTGGATTGATAGCAAACAAACACTACACTTTCAACGGTCAATCTAATATAATTAAGTTCTTCAACGGAAGCGAAATTGTCCTAAAAGACTTGCAGGCTTACCCCTCAGATGTTAACTATAATTCATTAGGGTCGCTTGAAATCACAGACTATTTCGTCGATGAATGTTCCGAAGTAACAGAAAAAGCGGTAAGCATTGTTCACTCTCGTTGTCGTTACAAGTTGAACGAGTTTGGGTTAATTCCCAAAGGTTTTCTTTCGTGCAATCCTGCGAAGGGGTGGTTGTACAATGAGTTCTACATGAAGAACAACAGGAACGAATTGCCTTCACACCGCGCCTTCGTGCAAGCGTTACCGCAGGACAATCCATTCTTACCGGTTGCCTACATTGAATCTCTTAGACGACTTCCTGAGTATGACCGCAAAAGACTTTTAGAAGGCAATTGGGAATTCGACGACGACAGCGACAAGCTATTTCAAACGGAGAATCTTCTTCGAATGTTCCGCAACGAAGTAATCAATGAAGGCAAGAAGTATATCACAGCCGATATTGCGCGTTTCGGAAAGGATAGAACAATCATTTGCGTTTGGGAAGGTCTAACTATCATTGACATAATTGAAATGAATCGTGCGGCGTTGGACGAAGTCGTGAACAAAGTTCGTTTAACCTGTCAACAACACTCAATTTTATTGCAAGACGTAGTGTGCGACGAAGACGGAGTAGGCGGTGGTGTCGTTGACTTCTTGAAATGTCGAGGGTTTGTCAATGGATCAAAACCCAAACACCCACAATACCAAAATCTGAAAAGCGAATGTTACTACAAGTTGGCGCAATACGTTGAGGAAAACAAGGTCACTATCTTATCCAGCACGCGCAAAGAACAAATCGTTCGTGAGTTGGAAATGATTAAGCGACACCGCGCTGACGTGGACGGAAAGTTGCAGGTTACACCGAAGGACGTTATCAAGAACCGCGAAGGTATTTCTCCAGACGTTGCCGACGCTATCATGATGCGTATGTACTTTGAGTTGAACCCAAGTTATGGACAATATGTTGTCGGTTAGCATAGCTTCATTATATTAGCACAAACAAAATAAACACATGAAAAAAATTACATTCTTTTTAAGTCTGTCTGCAATGGTAATGTTTACTTCTTGCACGGAAAACCAAGCAAACGGTGAGCGAATTGGTATGATTACAAAGTTCACAAAAAGCGGTATAATTTGGAAGTCACACGAAGCACATCTAAACGCAACGCAAACAGGAATGAACTCTGCTGAAGGTTTTGATTTTTCCGTTGACAATGATATTAATGATCCTGTAATTATTGCCACGTTAGATAGTGCAGCCAGTTACGGTTGGAAGGTAAAAATAAAATACCACAAAACTTTTGGTTACAATTGGTTTAGCAATCG